TCAAATCCCCATCGGCACAACCTCGTCAATATCCGCTTCACGCTTAGGCTTTGCAATCCCCATAAACTGCTTATGACACTCCCACAGATCCATCAGAAAGCCGAACGGCATAAGCCACACTTCTTCCGAAAATAGGTGCAGCTGCGCTGTTCCGTAATAGAACAGCCGGGTGAATAGTTCTGCATCGTTCACTCGGCTGTTACTGCGTTTTTTGAGGTATCTTCACTTTCGATATTCCGCTTCGTGCCTTTCAGCATAGCTTCGGTGATAGCGTCCTTGTACTCGGCAAGCTCGCCGGGAGAGGTGAGGAGTTCCACAGTGTCCTCGGTGAGAAACGGCTTTTTATCGCTGTTTTTGAGATTGTATATCTCAATGCTCTGATTGCAAAGCAGAGTTATCAGCCAGATTATCTCGTCCAGAGCCATCTCCATATTCTCGGACTTCATTAGCTTGTCGCCGAGGTTATCAAGTCCGCCGTAACGGTTGGAAATAGCCTTTGTCGCTCTTGTGGTGAGAATCATTTCATACTGTTCACCGCCGATTGTTATTAAAGAACTGCGTTCATTCGTCATTGCTCATACCTCCGTTACTTGCCTGTTTCAGCAGGCTTTGCCGTGAATGTGGGTTCATACACAGACTTGTACCAACCCGTGATTACGCTGTCCGGAACGTTCTTTTCGCCCTCGGTCGCTTCCGCTTTCCACGGGTGCTTTCCGCTGCCGTCCGGCTTGTTTCTGCGGAGAACAGTACCCTCGATTGTAGGCGTGGAAAACGTGATACTGTCGCCCTTTGTCGCAAGCGAGGTTGACGGAATACCGAACTTGACCCTATAAAGCCAAAAATAGCGGTACTTGCCGTTGGACTTCTTCGCTCTGAACCCGATAGCCACGGGCTTGCCGCCGTCCTCGCTGGTGGAAATAACCACATTGTTGCTGTCGATAGTCGCTCCCGTCAGAACCGAAGCCGCGTCATTGCCTATATCGTCAATGCCAAGTGAAAGTGTTCCGCTTTTGAACTCCTTGACGATTTCCGAAGCGCCGTCATCAGCGTAGAGAGTAGCTTCCGCAAGCTCCACGGAGAGATCAGCCGAAATCGCCTTTGCAAGCGAAGCGGGAACTCCGTAGGTTTCGCTGCCGTCGCTGTCCTCGGTTATTTCAGCGTAGAACAGCTTGTCAAGACCTATTGTTGCCATTTATATCTCCTCCATTTCATAGTTTTTCGCCGTGTCAACGGCATAGTGATGATAGCCCGTATCGTCCTCGTGACCGACATATTTTCGGGCGGTTACGGTAATATCCGCATTTAGCAGCGCTTTCACCAGCCTGATTACGGTGCGGGTGTAGTTTCCTTTTGTGAAAAGTGAAATCCGCACTTCCTGCACATCGGCAGTCGGCACATTGTCGGCATGGAGTTCAAAGCTGTCGTACAGCGGAGTGAACACCAGATATTCGTCCGGAGCGTTACCGGAATATACAGAAGTCTGCGCCGGGATTTTCAGCTTTTTGGCTATCGCAGAGAGTTCCGAAAGCAGGCTCACAGCCCCTCGACCTCCTTTTCAAATGCGGATTTCATGGCTTCCACGCACTGCTTTTTCACAGCGGATTTAGCGGGCTTCAGAAAGGGTTTCGCCGACTGACCGCTTGTGCCGTACTCGAGGATATTCGCTATTTTCGCATTGCTGCCGCCGTCCGTTCTCGGCTCGGAAAAGCCCACCTTGATGTCGTGATTTCCGTTTTTGTCGATCATAACCGGAGATAAGCCGAGCGCACGTTCAAGTTCTCCTGTGGAGCGGGATTTGCTTTTCGTTTCCGAACCTACAACGTATTTCAGATTACTCCGAACCTTTGCGAGAGCGACCTCGCCGCCTGCCTGCAAAACCTTTTCGGCAATGCTGTCGGTCTGCGCTCCAAGCCGGGAAATCCTCGAAAGGAATTCATCGGGCATTTTTACATCAGCTTTAGCCACTCGGCTGCACCTCCTTTGCAAGCGCTTCAATATACATTCCTCTGCCTTTCACATCTTCGACAGAGGTTATCTCTAATACGGAATCGCCGCAGAGCAATCGCATATCCGTGGATATTTTCACCCCCGGAATGGCGCGAAAACGGAACAGGTCGGTAGCTTCGGAAAAGGCGGCTCGGTTCGCCCATTTCTCACTGCCGTGCCTACCCTCACGATAGGCTCTGACTGTTGCTACAACGACATTGGATTCCGTCTGAAAGCCCTCGTCATCGAGCGTGACCTGTTTCTGCGTTATTTTTATCTGCGTGTTCATTTTACCGAAACTCATACTTTCCACCGCCTGTCCAGCCGCAGGAGCATATTCACGGTATCCCACACTTGCTTTCCAGCCTGAACATTATCTCCGAAAAAGCCGCCAGTGCTACCGTCCCTCGATTCATAAAAATGCGAGGACAGCATTATTACCGCCTGTTCGGTTGTCGGCGTCATTGCGTTTTCTGAATAGTAATTCTCGGGCAAATGCTGATAGCTTTCAGCGTAGGAAACAGCGGCGGTGATGAACCCTTTTATGAGTTCATCGTCCGCCGTATGTTCAAGTATGAGGTTCTGCTTTACTTTGGTAAGCAGTTCATTCATCACGAACCCGAGCCGGCTTTCATCTTAAGAATCTGGACGGCTTCGGGGAGAATCAGCTTACCGTCAACGCGCTCCTTTGCCACAAAGCCCACCATGCCGTTTCCTGCGTACAGCTCCTTGAGTTCCGCAAAGGAACGAGTTCCACGGTCGCCGATGTTGTAGTAGCTGAAGTCACCGAATGCGATTACGGGCTTTCCTGCGGCGATTAGGGGGACATACGGAGATGTGTAAACCTCATAGCCGAACAGCCTGTCGACCTCGCCCGCCTGGAGTGACGGCTGCCAGAGATACGCGCCGTTGTTGTCCTTCAGCTTGCGGAGCGCCGCAATAGTCTGGTCGTTCATGATGAACTTTGCGTTCTTGCGGTAGGGACGCTTGAGGGAGTACACGAGATTGATTATCTCATCGGCGGTTATTGCAGTTGCGCTCGCCGCAGTGACAGCGACCTCGCCGCCGCCCTTGTCGGAGAAAAGTCCGAGGGGCTTGCCGACACCGTCACCGTTGAGAAAAGCGTCCTCCTCCGCATTGGACAATGCCTTGCCGAACTGCTCGATTATGTAGCTTTCAAGCCCGAAAGCGTTGTCGTAGAGCAGCTCCTCGGTCACCTTGACCGCAACGTGCAGCTTGTGCGCGTCAAGATTGATCTGCGCAAAGGTTGCGTCACCGAAAGACAGTGCGCCGCCCTCGTCAATCCACGCAGCGGCGGGTTTTGTCGCGGCAATGTTTATCTTGTGTTCGCCGCTGGTGGTGATGGTGTGACCGAGCTTTCGCATGATATTTTCCTCGGTCAGCGTGTCTATAAGTCGGCTGTCGTACTCCTCGGGAACGAGATATCCGCCGTTAGCGTCAACTCCCTCGGAAAGTACATCGGACACCTGTCTGAAATTCGTGCGGAGAGCGTTCAGCATTGCCGCCTTGTACGCATCACTTGCACGACCAGTCTTTGCCTTATCACAACCTGCCATAGGCTTACCTGTGAGAGGGACTGACGTAGGTTTGGAAAGCTGCGCATCCATAGCCGCCATCTGCTCCATACGCTCGATTTCAGCGCCGTAGTCCTTTATCTTCTGTTCCATTTCAGCGTAGGAAGCCGCGTCCTCTGCAGACAGAAGCCCGTCCTTGTCGCGCTTGGTTTCAACGAAAGCCTTTGCGGCTTCCCACGCCTTGTTGCGCTTTTCGCGCAGTTCAATAATAGTCATGTATGTTACCTCCAGTGCTTAATCAAATCAAGCCGAGAAAATAAATCCTCAGCTTTGGTTTTATGTTCGGTTTTCGGCGCAATTCTGCATTTCTCCGCAATCCTGCCCATAAGGGAATTTACCACCTGCGCTTCGGAATACATCAGCGAATCTGCGGCAGGCGCTTCGTTCGGCTCGTCACGGGCAAGAATACCGTCCGCAAAGCCGAGTTCAACCGCCTTGTTTGCGTTCATCCAGGTTTCTGCGTCCATGAGGTGCGAGATTTTCGCACGGCTCATTCCGGTCTTGATTTCGTAAGCGTTCATAATGCTCTCCTTGACCTCGGCAAGCATATTTATTGCCTTGTGCATTTCGTCTGAATCGCCCATAGCTACCGTCATAGGGTTGTGTATCATCAGCATTGAAACAGGTGACATCAGCACCTTGTTTCCCGCCATTGCGATGACTGAAGCGGCGCTTGCGGCAATACCGTCAATCTTCACGGTGACATTTCCGTGATAATCCATGAGCATATTGTAAATCTGAGCCGCCGCCACACAGTCACCACCGGGCGAGTTAATCCAAACGGTAATATCTCCACTGCCGGACATCAGTTCGTCCTTGAAAAGCTGCGGTGTGACGTCATCGTCAAACCAACTTTCATCTGCGATAGTGCCGTTGAGGAACAGCGTTCTCTCCGGGTTCTGCTCCTGCGTTTCTTCGTTCTGTATCATCTTGTTCGTCCACTTCCAGAATTTCTTCATCGGAATCCTCCTTTCCGTTGCCTGCCGCAAAGATACCTGCGTCAGCCAACTTAGTCATATTGCCGTTTATGAGATATAGATCGCCGCCGTCCTCGGCAGGAATACGGTCAAGGTTTTCAAGCTCCCGAATGTCGTTTGCGGACATCCAGCCGTTCTGCCTTGCGGTAGCGTACCCGCTCATGCGGCTTGCATAGTCGCCGCGCAGCAGTCCGTCAACATTGAATTTAATGAAATATTCCTGCTTCTCGCTGGGGGTGAGCAGGGAGCGCATCATGCTTTGCTCCCAACGCACAAGCCATGGTTCAAGGGTGTATTTCACAAATTCAAGGGACTGCTGCTCGATATTAGAAAAGCTCGATTTTTCAAGGTCACCGACCATGTGCGGCGGCACTCTGAAAATTCGAGCAATTTCATTGATTTGGAATTTGCGAGTTTCAAGGAACTGCGCCTGCTCGGGCGAAATACTGATGGGTGTGTATTTCATGCCCTCCTCAAGTACAGCAACCTTTCCGCTGTTGGAACTTCCGCCGAACTGCGACTGCCACGCTTCACGAACCTTAGTCGGGTCCTTTATTGTTCCCGGGTGCTCAAGCACGCCGCTTGGCGCTGCGCCGTTCGCAAAGAACTTAGCGCCGAACTCCTCAGTCGCAATGGCAAGCCCGATAGCGTTCTTCGCCATTGCAATAGGCGAGTAACCCACAAGCCCATCAAAGCCAAGCCCGGGGATATGTAGAACATCGTAAGGTGAAAGAATAACCTCATATTCCTTGCTGCGGATTGCCTCGTCTGAGCCGCGGTAATATTTGTAGTACAGATTTCCGCTTGAATCGCGGTCAACCGCCATTCGGTTTGGCATAAGCGGGTACAGAGCAACGACCTCGCCCTTTCCGTTGCGGATAACCTGCGCATATGCGTTGCCCCACAGGAGCAGGTGCGTCATAAGCGTTTCACGGAAAACAAACGAGGTCATTTCGGGGTTCGGCTCATCGTGCAGCAAGCTGTAAAGCGAATGCGATACGGCTTTCTCCTTTCCGGCAGAAGCTGCCCCCAGTCCGTCTGAACGGTATTTATAAACGTGCAGCGGTAATCCCGCCACAGCTTCCGACAGCACACGCACACAGGAATACACCGCAGTCATCTGCATTGCGGAACGTTCGGTTACGTTCTTTCCTGCGGTGGAACTGCCCATGTAAAAGCAGTAGGCACTGCCGGCGGTGCTGTTTTTAGGCTTATCTCGTGAATGAAATAAGCTGCTGAAAATCTTCAT